GGTAAATTCGGACCTCTCTCTAGCTGTTGACAAGGGTTCTCAACAAGGTTGCAAATCAGAGTCAGAGTCGCTAGACTGAGTTTGTAGGCCGGCGAGGTGGAACTCCCGGCCCGTGACCAACCTGCAGGAACAGGCCGATGGATCTAAGCTACACGTTTGATGTCAGTCGTTTTCGCTTGGGAAAGCTTTGCAAGCACGGCCACGCATGGCCAGGCACAGAGCAAAGCCTTAGAAGGATAGGCACTCCATCAGCTTGCATGGGATGCACTGGTCGGAAAAGCTCGGATTGGCTGTTGTCGTTTTTGGATTACGAAACGATGGGCTGGCCGTCAGAGCAAACACTTGGCAAACTCTGCCCTTCTGGCCATCGATGGAATGACTTGGAAGCGTCGCTTAGAAAATGGGGCAGTTGTGTTTGTTGCACAAACATCAGAAGAACCAGTCCAGCGTATGCTGCCACTAGGCAAACTTGGTACGAAACAAACAGGGAAAAGCTTTGCAAAGATGGCAGGGAAAGGGCTGCGGCCAGAAGGGCCAACCCGATACTTGCAGAGGTTGATAGACAAAGGCAGCGAACTCCAGAACGTGCTGAGCAGAGAAGGCTTTACAAAGCAAGAATGACTCAGGCACTTAAGGAGCAGGGATTGACATCCCGTGGCACTGAAAGAATAAATGCACCTCCCGGATCAGAGCAAAGCGTATTGAATAAAGGCCTTAAGGCCGCCGGTCGATCCCTCAGCGTTGCCCGCCTGGTGATGAATGAACAGCTTCGCTACTGGCGCGAAAACCCCAGCGCCAAAGCCGATCACGACCGCCAATGGGGCCAAGCTAGTTGGTGGCTTGAGTATCAAACAAAACCAGAGCTTCGGCTTTACAACAGAGAAAAATCAAAACGCAGAAAAGCCAGAATGAAAGGAAATACTCTTATTAAAGTCTCTTCTCAACAAATCAATGAGCGATTTGAGCTGTTTAACAACTGCTGCGCGTACTGTGGTCAAAGTGGAGACATGCAAATTGAGCACGCTATCCCCATTTCAAAAGGTGGTACGCACGCGATAGGAAACATTTTGCCAGCATGTAGGCCGTGCAACTACAGCAAGCGGGATAAAGAGATTGAATCATGGTATAGATCACAGTCAGTCTTTACGGAGCTGAGGTGGAGAAAGATTCGCCGCACCCTTGGATGGACAAGTGGCGCAGTGAACCAGCTTGCCATGATCTAACAGCCTCAGCCTCCCAACTTGCAACCGGTTGCAACCGCTCGCTAGGCTGGTTGCAATGGCGAACTTAGTCAATAGCACCAAGGCTGCGGAGCTGATCGAGACCCAGACCGGACGCCGTTGCACTCGGCAGAACCTGGAGAAGCTCTGTGAGAAGGGGGCCCTTTTGGGAAGCCTTTGCATCCTCCAACCCAAGCCGCTGCGTGTGGATGCTGACCTTGTCGTGGGTGAGTACCTAGCGAGGGTGGCACCGCATCAGGCTGAGGCACGGCAGCCAGCGGCAAAGCGCGAACGGCCCGCATCAGCAGGCACCGCCCCGGCACCGCCCCGGCGCCAGCCTGCTCAGCTACCCAGCGATGCTCCGGAGGATCTGCCCGATTACACAGTCAGCCGTGCCCGCAGCGAGTTTGAAAAGGCCAACCTCCTGGAGCTGCAGCGCAAAACTCAGGAGGGTCTACTGCTCCGCCGCGAGGACGTGGAGCTGGCATGGGGCGGCGCGGTGAACATCACCCGCACTCGGCTTCTGGGCGTGCCAAGTACCGCCAAACAACGCATCCCGCACCTGGAGATTGAGGAAGTGGAGCTGCTGACCGGATTGATCCGAGAGGCCCTCGATGAGCTGGCAGCCGGGGAGGTGCAGGCATGATCACCGCCGACCCTGCGGAGCTGACCCGTCAGATCCTGGCTGGTTTCAAGCCACCGCCGCGGCTGCAGCTGAGCCAATACGCCGATGAGTTCGCGGTGATGACCGGCAATGCCGCCGAAAAAGGGAAGTGGAGCACGCTGCCGTACCAGCGCGAGATCCTCGACGCCTTCACGGATCCGACCGTAGAGACAGTGGCGATCATGAAGAGCGCCCGTGTGGGCTGGACAAAGATGCTGGGCGTGGTGATTCAGTTGTTCAGCCATCAAGATCCGTGCCCCGTGATGGTGGTGCAGCCGGTCAAAGAGGATGCCGAGGGCTACTCGAAGGAAGAGATCAAGCCGCTGTTTGAAGATACGCCGGTGCTACGCGGCCTGATCTCAGAAAGTAAATCTCGCGGCACCGCCAGCAACACGATCCTTCTCAAGCAACTGGCCAACGGTGGATTGATCGACATCGTGAACGCCGCCAGCGGCAGGAGCTTCCGGCGCAAGTCGCGGAAGGTGGTGCTGTTCGACGAGGTGGACGCCTACCCCAGGCTCGACGAGGGCGACCCGATCAAGCTGGGCCGCAACCGGGCGGACTACTACTGGGACCGCAAGATCGGCCTTGGCGGCACCCCGATTTTTGCAGGCGGCAAAACTCAGGAGTGGTTTCTGCGCGGTGATCAGCGCCGGTTCTATGTGCCATGCCCGTTCTGTCAGGCCATGCAGGTCCTGCGCTGGGAGCAGATGATTCGAGAGGGTGAGCACGCCGGGCATTACGGCTGCGAGAACTGCAATGAGCCGATCCCCCACAGCAAGAAACGGTGGATGGTGGAACGCGGCGAGTGGCGCCCAACGGCAATCAGTCAGCAACCGGGCCTGGTGTCGTTCCATATCTGGGCTGCCTACAGCTACAGCCCGGCAGCGGACTGGACCGTTTTGGTGCGCGAGCACGCTGAGGCACTGGAGGCCATGCGCAGGGGCGACCCCGACGCCATGCAGACGTTCCACAACACCGTTTTGGGTGAGCCATGGGAGGACTCCATCAGCGGCAAGCTCACCGGCGACGGGCTAGCAGAACGCCGCAAGAACGAAGCCGCAGGCAATGGCTATCCAGAAGACACCGTGCCTGATGGCGTGGTGTTGCTGACTGCTGGAGTGGATGTCCAGGGCGGCGGTGGCACCGTTGGCGAGCGACTGGTGCTCACGATCTGGGGCTGGGGCCGGGGTGAGGAGGGCTGGCACCTCGGCCACTGGGAGATCGATGGCGATCCGCAGCAGCCGGAAACACTGGCCCAGCTGGATCAGATCGCTCAGACCAAATGGCGCAAAGGCGACGGGACTGAGCTGCGTCTGACCATGGGCGGAATTGATGACGGTGGTTACGCGACCCACGAGGTGCGAAACTGGTGTCGCGGTCGGACCTCAACATGGGTGCCGATGAAGGGCTCGCCCCAAGCTGGCAAACCTCTGATTGGTCGTGGCGTGCCGGTAGACGTGAACCGCAAAAACCAGGCCATCGCCAAAAAAGGTGTCCTGTTGTTCAACGTGGGCTATGACGCCAGCATCAATCACCTGCAGGGCCGACTGCGCAACGAGCAACCTGGGCCCGGATACCTTCATTTCGGGATGGCCAGCACTGATCAATTCCTGGCTGAGTTGTTCCCGTGGAAGCGGATGCCAAAGCGGGACAAAGGTCAGACCACCTACAGTTGGGTGTTGCCCGCCGGCTCACGCGACGAAGCGGGCGACTGCACCCGCATGGCCTACGCAGCCCTGCAGCTGGTGGCCCGCCGCTACAATCGGGCGACTATGTGGGATCAGCTGGAGGCCAGCCTGGCCAAGCCGGCCACTTCTCAGCGCCAAGCGCGATCAAGTCCGCCAGCGAGAAATTCATTCTTGTCTAGCTGGTAAGTCAGACTCTCTAGCCTGAAGCCATGAGCCAAATTCCAGCCACTATCCGCGCCGGTGACACAGTGACCTGGCGGGACGTTGCATCAGCTGATGCGATAGGAACTCAGATCAGTTCGGTCAACTGGAAGCTGTCTTATTTTTTGCGATCAGCCACCGCAGGCGCCGGCCTGACTGTTGCCAGCACCGCATATGGCACCGGTTGGACGACCACAATCAGCGCCGCAGCATCGGCCGGCCTAACGCCGGGGGTGTTGTATTTCCAGGCTCGGACCACGTTTGAAAGTGACGTCCATACACTTTGGACAGGGAGCACAAAGGTTTTGCCAGCCTTGAACTATTCCGGCACTCCATCAGCATTTGATGGCAGGACTCAATCACAAATTGATTTAGAGGCTGTGCAAGCAGCCATTCGTGCATTGGTCAGTGGTGGCTCGGTAAAAAAATACACAATTGGGACGCGTTCAATGGAAAAATTTACGCTTGCCGAATTAATGGAATTGGAAGCTCGCCTTAAGGCCAGGGTGCAACGCGAGCTGGCGGCCGAGTTGGTAGCCAACGGTTTAGGCAATCCACGTAATTTATTTGTGAGGTTCAACTAATGGCATTTGGATTGGGTTTTTCAATTCGTGAACGACTGGGTTTCAAGCGGTCAAACAACTCATTGCCCCGGCAACGCATGTATGGAAGTGCAGCGATTAGCCGATTGACAGCGGACTGGGTAGGTTCAAGCACCAGCCAAGACGCCGAAATTCGCAGCAGTATGCGCACGTTGCGCAATCGTGCGCGTCAATTATGTCGAGACAATGATTACGCCCGTCAAGCTGTGCGAGTGTTGGTCAACAACGTAGTTGGCACTGGGGTTAAGTTTCAAAGCCAGGTTCGAATGCAACGCGGTGGTGGGCGATTAGATTCAACCATGAACGATGCCATTGAGTCTTGTTGGCGCGATTGGTGCCGCAAAGATTCAGCAGACGTTGCGGGGTTGTTGTGCTTTAGTGAAATTGAACGATTGGCGATGGGATCAGTTGTAGAATCTGGTGAAGTTTTCATTAGATTGATTCGTCAAGCCCCTGGGCGCAGCTTGGTGCCATTGGCGCTGCAAGTGTTGGAAGCTGATATGCTTGACGAGAATTGGAATGGTACCAGCGAACAAGGTAATGAAATCAGAATGGGAGTAGAGGTGGATGAATACTCTCGACCAGTTGCCTATTATTTTTTTCAACGGCATCCTGGAGATTTTCAATATGGTCAAAAAGCCAATCCTTACCGCAAACGGTTGCGGGTTCCTGCTGCTGAAATTATCCATCTATTCAAAGTTGAGCGTCCCGGTCAGACCC